ATGCTGACAAACGGGCTTCAAACTTGGCTTCAAGTTCTTTGATTTGTGCGCTGAAATAAGATTCTTCCATTTCGGTTTTAGATTTCACGGTTTTCTTTGGTTTCATTCCCATTTCTTCCTTGATTTCGTCTTTCATGATATCGTTTTGGGCTTCAACTTCCTCAACGATTTCTTCTTCCTCAACTTCGGCTTCTTTCTTTGCGATTTCAACGATTACACCGTTTTCATCAACCTCAACGATGTTACCATCTTCCATGGCGAATTCACCTGCGGGTGCGGGGATTTTACCATCTTCGGTTACGATAAACACGGCTTGGCCTACTTCAAAGGCATCCGCTTCAAAAATGGCTTGGCCATCTTCGGTTTTTACTTGTTCCAATTCCACGGCAACGGGTTCATTGATACCCAATTTTACCATGATGCGGTCCAAGATTGTTTCTGCGTTCATACTCATAAAACTTTATTTTTTTAGATTGTTAGATTTTTACAGTATTTTACTAAAACTGTTCAACGATTTTGCCAACTTGCTATATTGAGCAATCCCATTGGTTGCCTTATCGTAAATTTTACGCATTAAATCGGCTTGACCTTTTTGCTTGGCTCTTTCTGCCTGAACCATTGCGGTTCTTGATTGGCTTTGTATCTTTTCCAAATCTTTAACCGCGGTTTTGATTTGGCTTGCCATTGGCTGAATATCACTAGCGATTCGCTGAACGCCTTTACTCACTGAATCACCCATTGCAAGTGATTGTTTCAGTAATTTTTCAATTGCCTTAACATCAATTAATTCAATTCTGTACCCTTTAAGTTGCATATTATTTTGATTTTTTATATTCGGTTAAAATTGCCACCACTTCATCAAGTAATGATGGTTGTTTACTCATCTTCATTTTGTCCGCAAAATAACCTTCAATGCTGAATCCTTTGAACTTGCCATCCTTGGCATCGTTCCACACATCATCGTTCGTGATTTTCAAACAACCCATCCATGTGCCAATCGGATCGTTCATCCCATAGATGGCCGATTTGTCCTTTTCCATATCTTCCTTAATCCAAGTTTCAACCATGCAAACACCTTGAACCGCCAATTCGTGTTCAATAGTGGCGTTGCCTTGATTGCCCTTCATCAAAAACATCTGTGATGCTTTGCGAACTGTGTCCTTGGAAAAGTAAATGTAAAATTCATCCATAGCCCCATCCACAATTTGTTTGCGGTATATGGGTTTGTCTGGAATCAATATCGGACCCATCAAGATGCGTTTTTCTGCATCTACCTTGGCAAACTTTACTTCATGGGATTTTAACGCAACAAAATTGGATTCAATGGCGGGGGCTTCCACGATGCTTATCGCATCAATGCCACTGGCCATTTGTTGTTCATCCAATATAAGTTCAACGATACGCATTAGATATTTGAGATTGCAGTATTGATTGCCTTGATGGAATTATACCATTCTTTTGTCAATGAATTTGTTGATGACTTCAAACTTTCCAATTGTTTAACAGTGCTATCAGCACCAAGGTCTTTGGCTTGTTGAATAAGTTTGGTCATGTCATCCATTGATTCCACTAACTGCGTAATCCATTTATCAAATTCCATTGCATCGGATTTCATTTTACCCTTCAATCGTACAATGTTTGATGCAGCGATATCACGTTTATTTTTTACATCGTCAATCAATGCCAAATTAACCTGAACAGTTGACAACTCAACTGATTGAACGGCACTTGATGCCATGAATTTTTCAAATGATGTTTTCATATTCTATATAACGATTTATCCTGGGAATGTTGCGTTTTGTTGGATTCTGCGGTCAAGGGCTTGTTGGGTACTCATGTCCGTTGCAACTGCATACGCCTTGATTGGCTTTTGGTTTTGTTGTGCCAATGACCTTGCTATCTGTGCCGATGGGTCGGCTGAACCACCCACGATTGAAACACTTGGTCCACTTGGTGCGGATGATGCCGTATCACTTGCACCTGGCACGGGCGTTGATGTCATTTTACGAACATTCGCAAAACCCGTTGCAATAACCGCCGCCGCATTTATGTATCCCAATGGTGTACCCGCACCCGCTGCCAATGCTTTTGTAGCACCCGCATAGGTGTCGATGATTGCACCCGCAACCGCCAATGTTTTTGCCGTGGCCGTTTCTTCACCAACTGCATTTCCCAACGCTGAAAGTGCGTTTGATGTGGCATCCATGATTGCCATTTTTGCATCAAATTCCTTTTGTGCCAAATCCTTCTTTTTGGCTTCTTCATCCTTGGCAATGTCGATACGCTTGTTTGCCAATTGTTGTTCCAATTCGGTTGTGGATTGCCCCGCATCCTTTCGGGCTTGGATTTGGTTTTGTAATCTTTCCAATTCCAAATTGGTCAACGCTTCTTGAAGGTCTTTTTCGTTGGTTAAGGTTTGTGTCAACCTCAATTGTTCTTTGGCGTATTGGTCATCAATGAACTTGGCTTCATCCTCTGCGGATTTTTCCATGAACGCCTTTAATTCTTCGTCCGCCTTTTTCTTATCATCCAACTTTTTCTTTTCGGCATCCGATGCGATTTGCCCCAACTTAATTTGGTTGGCTTCTTCCGCTTCTTGAATCAATCTGTCTTTTTCGGCCTTGGTGTATTTGCCCCGTGCAATTTCACGCTTGGCGTTATCCAAATCGAACTCGGCTTGTTTCTTTGCTTTTGCTTCTTCGTCTTGAATGGAATCAATGATGTTCTTTCTGTCGGCTTCACGGATTTTGTCCGATGCTTCACGCCTTTGTGATGCGTATTCTTTTTGTTTTTCAACCAGTTCTTTTTGGCGATCCGCTTCCGCTTTTGCCATTTCCTTTTTGCGTTCTTCTTCTTCCCTATCAAGTTTTTTGGCTTCACGATTAAACAACCTTCGTTTGGCTGCCAATTCCGTTTCTGCGTTTTGGGTTGCAACAACGGCGTCACTGATTGCCTTTTTGGATTCCTCGGTTTGTCCGTTTAACTTTTGGTCTAAACGCGCTGCGGCTAACCTATCTTGTGCAAATTTCAATTCCTTCGCTGCCAAGTCGGTTTCGCTTTTTCGCACTTGTTCCAATGCCTTTTGTCTGTCGGCCAATGATGCGTTTGAATCCGATAACAATTCACGGGCTTGTGCCAATTCCTTGTTCCCTTTTGCACGGGCTTCATTCAATGCCAATTCCCTATCCTCCAATTCATCTTGCATATCGGCAAGTTTACGGCCTTCGGTTGCAGCCGTTCCAAACAAACCCGCCACCAATTCCAAACCATTTGCCAAGCCATCAACAAGCAATGTGGCAAACCCTGAAACGGCTTGGATGATTGGGTTCAATATAGCCCCAAAAATTGATGTAACACGGGCAAGGGCATCCATCCCTTCTTCACTCTTTGTTAGCGCCGCACGAAGCCCCGCAAAGATGCCCACAAGCGCGGCCAATATTGCACCAAGTGGGTTGGCTACCAATGCCATCATGGATTTACCTACGCCCGTAAATGCGGATGCAGTTCGCCCCAATGAACCTGGCAATTCACCAAACTTATCACTCATATCGGACAATTTGGATGTCAAACCCGATGCCGCTTGTTTGGCACTACTTGCGAACTTGCTAAACGAGGATCCCGCTTGGTCAACCTCGGTGGTGTCCACCTTTACTTTATAATCTAATTCTTCCGCCATGACTTAATTTTTCTTTTGTATTGTTTTGCAACTTGCTTTAATGTTTGGTTGTATTGGTATTTCCCTTTGGCGATTTCCACCGTGTCGGATACCCCGTACCATTCTTGTGATTGTAAAAGTTGAATTATCTGTGTTATCATTTTTTAAGTACTAAAAAGTTTGCTTTTTCAATTACGATTGTATGGCTTCCACCCGTTACATTTTTCCAAACAAATGTCACTTCATCCGTAGGGGCTAAATCCAAAATGGTTTCCATGTTCACACTATGGTGGTTGGAATCGGTCAATCCGTATGCGCTTGTTTCAACACCATTAATTTGTATTTCAAACTCAATTTGTTTGTTTCCACTTTGCCCAAATGCACACATGGCCGTGAACTTATATTGCCCACCTTCTGTGCAAACATACTTTGCCAAGGACATATTGGATGTGATGTTGTCGACATAACCAATTGATACTTCACTTTCCATTGGAATCGGATCCCATATTGTCGAATCAGTGGTTCTTGATATTGCGGAATCGCGATACATGGTAACTTGGTTGAATTGTAAAATGGCTTGCATATTGTCCACTTGCTGAACCAAACTAAACACATTGTTTTTGTTGTAGTCCGTATCTTGGTTTGTGTCCAAATAATCTTGATTGTTATACCGATACGAATTCATGATGCCCTTTGCTACCGAATAATCCTTTAAGTAAGTTTGGCCAAATGGCGTTTCCGTTGGGTTGGTGAAATCGGGCTTTTGACCAGTGGTTGTGAACCTCATGATTTCAACATCGGGATAAGTCACCAATTCCAAGTTTGCAACCTCCGTTAACATATCGTATTGGATTGATTGCACTTTGTAGTAATTGGATGAAATGGCGATGGTGTCGTTCAATTCAAGGTTTAACCATTCACCTACGGGTAGTATTGCAGTCATTTTAACCACCCTTGATTGCGTTGAATACATGCGGGATAGGTATTCGGTCCAATACATATCGTACATGGTCTTTGTGGGCGCATCACCACGCAATGACAATTCCAATCCAAAGGCGTTTGAATAAGTTGTGGATAAAGTTGGATATTGCGAATACGCAGTCATTAACGGCATAACGATTTGAATCGCATTGTTGAAATACCACACATCGGATACGGATTGTTTACCCCCGTAGTAAAATAATGTGTAATCTTGTTGCACTGGCTTGGAATCAGAATCCAAAAACACGGGAATGTTCAATTCCGTTTTGCGTACAATTTGCCCATTGTTGTTTATCTCATTCATTGCTTGTGGGCAAATGATGTGAAATGGTGTTTCAACATTGAATTCGTCCGTTGGGTAATCAATTAACGGCATGGTTTTAATACTTCCAAATTCCCTTTTATTGATTTGCTTATAGTACGCATTCGCCAAACAAGTTGATTCCTGATGCGTGAATGAAATGTGGCGTGGGATTGGAATTTTATCGTGCTGAATATCCTTCACATCTACAAATCGTGTCCAATTTCGTGTTGTCCCCGTTGCTAACCAATCTTGAAGGTTGTGAATCTCAATTGTGGTTTCCCCCGTGGGTACTAATATGCAGTTGAAACCTTGCAAAACACCATTAACAAAGTCCTTAATGGGTTTTTGTGGCATTGCATCACCCATGAACACCGAATTGTTGTTAATCCCTTGTGGGGCTTTTGTGCAATCAAAATCCAAATTTGCACTCCATGTGCCAACGCAATTGTAAGCGATTTGAACGGTATCACCCGCAGTCAATCGCCTTGTGTATGTGCTTGTTTGTAGTGTTGTTGTTGTATATGCACCAGTGTCATCATCCGCACGGCCATTGAGCATAAAATAAAAAATAATACTCCTTGGGGTTGTGGCGGGTTGTGTTACATTAAAAGTCAAATCAAATTGGTAATTGCCCGTTCTGTTGGCTGTATAAATTCCCGTTGCGGGGTTATAGTTGCCCGATGGGTTTGATGTCACGGTTGGAAATATGATTGGTTTCTTTGTCAATGCCCCCGCAGTCCATTGCGTGCAACTAAATCCAATAACATTCGATTCCAATGTACCTGGGCTTGTATATTCGGGATCGTACAACGGACCCGCAGTTTGCATTGGTAACACATACAAATCATCCATTTCAGGTCGTGTCAAAAACGAACCACTCAATGTTAAATCAATTTCGGCAAATACGGTGGTGAGCATTGCCCTCAATCTAATTGCTGGGCGCAAATCATCCACTTCAACACCCCTTGGTTTTAATATGTTGCCATTGACACCACTCATTTTAGAATACCGCCATTGTTGGTTGTAATCTGCAATTGGCCACAATATGTCACCACTGAACAAAGTTTGATTCCATGAATTGATAACCGTGGTTGCATCCACGATATTATTGTAATCACTCCAATCCACTTCGTTCATCAAGGTTTCACCCCACGCATCCAATATCTTTTTGGTAGTTCCGTAAAAAATGATGTTGTAAAGTTGTGGCAATCCATCCTTAAACTTGCAACCTATCAATTCAACCCTACCTTCAAACACGGGCAAACCATGGATGAAGATTGTGCCATCCTTTCCCAAATTGGGATTCCATGCACCCATCACCATGTTTTCATCAAACCAGTTTTCAAATATGGCGTTGTTTGTTTCTGATGCGGGGATTTGAAAATCCTTGGTGTAATCTGTCCACACCGTGGAAAGGTTCATCAAGTCCTTCAACTGCCTTGTAAGCGGAATGGATTCATCGTTGAATAGGTCAACGGGTGTGCCGTCAATTTGTAAACTAAACCGTATCATCGTACCATTTTATTAATCTTCGGTTGGTTGTACTCCAACTGAATCGTGTACAAAATCAATTTTTCGTTCACCCTTGTTTTGCGTTCAAATGCGGTATCCATTACCCGTGCGGACAATACTTCGCTACCATCCAACATCAAAATGTTTGTAGAATAGAACATTTGTTCAACCACCTCAACATCGTTTTCACTTATCCAATCTGTGTTCACCGTCATGGTTTCAACTGAATTGGTCAAATAGGGCGTTGTAATTCCAACCCCGTATGTCCATGCTTCGGCCATGTCCGTTTGTTTGAATATGGGTTGTTCGTACTTTTCTTTGGTTACTGCAAAGGTCGATTTGTAAACACCATTGAAAAGGAACGAATCATAAACCCCGTATTTATTCAAGAATAAAACATCTTGTTGTCCGTACTTATTCTCACACACAAAATCCACGGGAATCACAATATCATCACCCGCCTTGACAAAAGTGATGTTGATGTCTGCGCCCCATGTTCCACCCGCAGTGATTAGTTGCTTTAATTCAATGCCTTGGATGAGTTGGTCGGATCCCGTCACCGTGTTTGGGGTTATGGTTGCGCTTCCACACACAATGGATGTAATCACACTTGCATCATACCACAGATACGCACTTGGTGTTGCCGTTGTCAATGTAACCTTTGATTTGTCTGTGAACACATATTTGGTTGGATAACCTTGGTTGAATCCTTCCGCAGTATAAGCGTACCCCGCAGATGCCAAACCGACATTGCTTGTTACATAACTTGTGAATGTTAGTGTCGTTCCAACATAGTATGCACCCCGTACCTTTACGGCAAATCGCTTTGCACCGCTTCCGATGTTTGGTTTGTAAGTTCCATTAATTAAAAAATCACGGGTTACTTCTTGTTGCACTAATTTGTGAATGTCAATCCATCCACGCCCACTTCCGTATTGGTCGGGCTTTCTGTTGATGGTCCAATTTGGTGTTGCGGGAATTGTTGCCGTGCCACTCCACACATACACATCACACTGATAATAGAATTTTGTGGATGTATAAAGTGCATCGTAAAATTGATACATGATTGGGGAATTACATCCCACTATTGATTCGGGTTGTTGGTTGAAAATCATCGCTTAAATCTGTTTTTAATATCTTGTGCCATTGCTTTTGTCAACGCTTTGTTGAATGATGGTAGTATCTCTGTGCGTGCCATTGTTACAAAAGGGAACGGCTCAATACCAAAGTGTTTTATCTTTCTATTCATTGCAAACCGCATACCCTCGGCAGTTGCTTTGGATTTGAATTTACCAGTTGACAAATCGCGCGGTTGGATGCGTTTCATCTTTGTCCAATTACGCATTGATTCAAGTGGTATGCCTTTACCTGGCTTTCTGCCATTCTGCACATAGTCACCCGTTTTGTTCATGGTGATACCCAATGTCATTCCGTTTGGATTGGGTTGAATAGAGTTCACCAATTGGCCACTTGCCACATAGTTTCCACGGAATGTCTTTTTGGTAACTGAAATGGGTGTCCACCCCTCACCAACTTTTTTCCATTTGGCACGGATGGATGTGCGTGGTCTTTTTACCTCCAACATCATACGGGCGGAAACTGCCCATTTATTGGAATACTCCGCAACAACGGCTTCGCTATTCTTAAACGCAATCGCCATCAGTCACCCATGGGTTAATCAGTTCAATTCCAACTGTGATTTGATAACCACCCAACACCGTATCCATTGTTTCCACAAATGGTTGAAAAGTAATCGGGCGAATGTATTGCACTTGGTTGTAATAGTTTTGTTCGGTACGCCACAACCCTTTTGAAAAACGCACATACAAATCTTGAAGGATGTGTCCGTAGTTTTGATTCTCGGTGTACCCATACTCCGAATACTCGGTTATCAAGTTTTCTTGTTCGTTTTCCGTTTTCAGAAAGTTCACACGATCCGCCACCATTACATTCATTTGAATGGTTGCCACTTGGTCTGTCAATGCTACGGATTGAATCGAACAGTGCATCAATGGGAATACCAAAAACGCCTTGAAATCAA